AGTTTACTAAGGGTGGCTACCGCATCAGCGGTTACGCCAGCGCCTCCGTTAGTGGTAATTGCCATATTATGCTATCTCGCTTCCGAACGCATTGAAAGACATAGTTGATGCTGATGCGTAAACACTTACTACATCTGAAGCATCAATAGTTAGACCTAGTGTGTAAGCCGCTGTGGTATTGGCTTGAATTGTTGCATCGTATACAACATAGTGTTCAGGAGCGACTGACGCTCCATTTGGACGAACTGCAATTCTGTATGTACCTGAAGTACCCGCTTGATTACAAATCGTAATGGTTGAGATAACCGTTTGTGTTGAGGCAGGACAGGTGTACAGAGTTGTTAGCGTCGTGGCTGAGGGATTGGATTGACCCAATACCTTGTAAGTAGTTGCCATGCGGTTATCCTCCGATTAGAAGTAATGGACTGATTGTACCAGTCGCAGTATTGGTGGCTGTTGTTGCACTTGCGGAAGCCGCTGACTCATAGCCTTGAGCGGTAGTTACAAAGTTGGCAATATCAGCGCCATCTAAACTGTAAGTACCAGCGGTTAAGGCGGTATAGGTAGCAAACGCAGTATCTAACGCTGTATATGTAGCGTATGTACTTGGGATGTACCAATACTTGCCCGTAGCAAGAATTTTGTCTGTTGTTTGATTGATTTCTACATCAAGGGCATCAATATCTGCCTCTAGTGCGTTCCAAGATGTTTGGTCAATAGCCTGAGTGAATGTATCGCTTAATGTAGGAGTTGGGCTTAAATCTGCTAAATCTAAAGAGCCTACGGTGTCATAAGGAACTGAAATTGTGTAGGTGCGACCCCCAGGAAAAGATTCTTCGACTGTGTAGGTAAAAGGAATTGGAACGGTGTCAGGGTCATTTGTAGCAGGTAGGGTTACTGTAAAAGCACCACTACTTAGACCCACAACAACACTTGATGGGGCAATCATTTGGTCATCTGTACCGTTACGGATTACATCGCCCAAGGTAAATCTGACCTGACCTTGAATTGGGTTGCCTTCAAAATCTACATAATTACCAGTAATTTGAACTGTGGTTAAACTCGGTGCGAGCGCCATTTATGCACCTACCAAAAAGAACAAATCAAATTTTTCAGCAACAGCATTTTCCGCTGTTTGTTTGTGAACCAAAGTATTATCTACTGCTAAGTCAAGAGCATCAGCATTTGTTTCAGCGCTGTCTGTCGTTACTTCAAGTTCTGTCAATAAAGCGTTATAGGTTGTGTAATCGGCTATGGGTACATACGGCTCTGCCACTTTAGACTCCCATCAACATAAATTGATTTGAATTATAGTTACTCAATGAACCAGCCGCTTTGGAGGCATCTGAAGCGTAGGTCTCTGCATCATCAACATATTCATCGGCATCTACCACAATTACACGGATGCCCTCAGCATCGTTGTAACGGGCTAATAGAGCCTGATAAGCGTCTACTGACACATAACTAGCGGCGTCCGCTGAAGATAGCGCAGGAAGTAAATCTGCAAGGTTTTGAGTGGTTCCTGCTACTGATAGTGGCAAAGAAATTTGAATAGTTCTACCACCAGTAAAGTTTTCTTCGATGGTATAAATAAAAGGTTGAGGTGTTACATCTGTATCGCTTGTTACGGGTAAAACAACACTAAAAGAACCTGTTGAATCAAAAGTCTTTTGAATTACAACTGGGATTAAAATTACATTGGCTGTAACTTCTTTTAGGATTGTTTGAGGTGTAAAGTTGATTGAACCACGAACAGGGTTACCAACTAAATCGACATAGGTACCTACAACAGTACAGGTCGAGAGCGATGCAGGTAACGCCATTTATCAGGTGCCTTGACGAATGATATTTACGGTTTGTGTACCTGTTGTGACTACTGCATATAGTTTTTCGTCATCTTGCAACTCAACAGAAAAATTTGTATCTGCCTTAAGCAAGTAACCGTAACTTGTTGTAGTTACGCCTTCTCCGCCGAGGTAAACATCTACCCCACCTGAAGGATTTTGAACATTGATGGTCTGACCGTCTTTGCCATCATAATCTGAAGTGAGTTTAGTAGCGGTAGTTCCTACTGAAACTCTTGCGTGTGATACTGCCATGTAAACTCCTAAGAAAAGAAAGGGCGACTTATTTTACCAAGTCGCCCTTCGCACTATTCAGCAACTTCTTTTGTTTTCTTTGTAGCCTTTGGCTTTGGAGCCTCTGCTACTTCTTCAACTACATCTCCTTCAATCAATTTGATGTAACGATTGTTAGCCAACGCCTTAGCGTGGCGCCAACCTTTGACTTCTACGATGTCTCCAGCCACAAGTTTGCGACCATCAACAATCATTGATTTTAGAATTTGTGCTTTCATATTACTCAGTTGTGTCAATCCAGCAATAGGAGAATGTTGCTTCTGCTTGGTTAATTGCTCCTGCGGTTGGATTGTAAAGATAGATTGATACTGTATCTGCCGCTGTTACAGCCGCTCCACAGAAAATCAAATCATCGTTCAAATCTGCTGGTGGATTTACAATAATGATGTCGGTTGTAGCCGCACCAGTTAGTGTGAATGTTGTTGCACCACGGGTTGTTGCGTTGAGGTTAGCGGGGTCGATTGCTACTGTACCGAATTCGATACCGTAAACCATGTCGTTGTCGCCGATTTGTAGAGCGCCAACTGCCGCTTCACCCTTTGTAAGTCTGTTTACTAATGCCATTTTTTTCTCCTAAATAAAGGAAGGGAGTGAGACCATAAAAAGTCCCACCCCCTTCGTTTGACTAATTAAGCGACGATGGTATTCCAAAAGTAGCCAAGGTCAGAAGAAATAACTTTGTTATCAAAAGCGATTTCTGCTTCTACTCGGTCTGACTTAATGGATTCCATGCGGAACTGTGATGTTCCGATAGTTGCACCTAATCCGCCTGATACGCCAGTCCATGAGAATGTGTATCCAGCAGAAGGGGTTAATAGTCCAGGCTGTGGAGCAACATGGCAAAGAAGAGCCTTCTTACCATGAGCAAATCCGTATGCTTCAGTAGCACCTTCATTGTTTGTTGCCTTAACTGCCTTAGCAACCATAACTCGAGGGATGTCAAACATTGCGGCTAACATGTCGGTTGTGATTGTTTGTGAAGATGTGTACTTGATGCGGTCTACTAGGTCAGGGTGATTCTTTAGTGACTTGAATACATCGTATCCAAGAACCAAAGTGTTTGCTTCCATTCCTGTATTTCCAAGGATTTCAGCCTTTCCAGCCTCAATATCTGAGATTGGGTCGGATGATGTGTAATCAGACCATTGCTTTGTCTCACCTGAAGATGGGGCGCCAGCAACACCTGTTACATCGTCAGCCCATACACCAGTTCCGAAGAAATCGGATACCCATTGTAGTTCACGACGAAGCATCAAACGACGAGTAACGAACTCTGTTGCCTCACGAAGAGGGTTTAGAGGAGCGTCTGCGTTTGCAACAGTTTGGTCATCAACATCTTTATGGAAAGCCCATACATCTGCTGAATATGTTCCTGTTGATAGGTTGTAACCGCCACCTGCGGATTCAGTTCCAGGCGCACGGCGTTGAGCCTCGTCACGGAACCAATCGTTCTTGGTGTAAGTAAAGTATTTATCGCTCTTCTTATCGACAGGAATTACTGGGAATACCTTGTCAGCGATAAAGTTATCTTGGTTCTGTAAATATGCAACCGAGATATTTGTAAGAATTGCGTCCACATGGACGGAGTTAATGTTTGGCTGTGGCATTTATTTTTCCCCTTTATGCCGCTCTGCCTGGATTAGCGCAGTTAATTACGGCTGTGACGATGTTTCCATCTGCCGCAGATTCGGTCAGAAGAGTTCCAACAACATACTTGGTTGTATCAGTACCAGCAACTAAAGCAACTGCCTTACCTGTGGCTCCTGTACCAACAAGTGCGCCTTCGCCGATTGCCGCTCCCGCAACAATCTTTGTTCCACCGACAACAAGCACTTCTGCTTCCTGTCCTGAAGTTGGAGCATTTTGTAGTACGCCGATTGGAATATCAGTAGCGCCTGATGCGGCAACTGCTTGACCTGATGAATCCAACTTGACGAATGTGTATTGCTTACTGGAAAGGTCGGCACCTGCAACGAGGGTGACCTTTACCGAGTAGTTAGAGATTTCGTATGCCATGTTTTAGGCACCTTTCTCGGATAGGTATTGGCTGTAAAGGTCAGGGTTTTTTGACGCAACATCAGCCATCGCCTGAGCGAATGACTTTGCTACACCCTCTTCAACGGCAGACTTAGCAAGCGTAGTCATACGCTCATAAGCATTGCCTGATTTGAAGTCCGCAGATTTGCCGATTTCTGCAAAAATTGATGCTGATTCAGCCTGTGCATTGACTGAAGAAAGAATCTCTTCAACGCTCTTTGCAAGTTCTGAATCTGTTTCAGACAAGCGACGAAGCGCTGGTCCTACTTTTTCAGCATTGAGATTGAGGTTAGCCCAACCCTTTGCTTTTTCTACTGCTTGAGCATCAGCACGGGCTTCACGCTCTTTGCGTAGTTCAGCGGTTGCCTCCTCTGCTTGTTTTCTCAAGTCTTCAATCATTTTGACAACTGGAGCAGGAGCGGACTTCATATAGTCCTCTTCTTCCTTCTTTGGTTCCTTTGAGTCTTGACCCATCGCCATTTCAACTTCCAATTCAGGCTTTTCTTCCTTTTCGGCGAGTTTGGCTTCGAGTTCAGCGATACGGGCTTTAGCCGCCGCTAGTTCTTCCTCAACGGTTTTTTCAACCTGCTCTTCAGGTGCCGTGGTAGTTGTTTCCTCCATATTGGAGTCCTCCTCGGTCAGCGATTTGTCGAGAACCCTCTGAACTTCAGATTCGGATGCTGACTTCATAACAAGCCAGCCTTCATGTAAGTGCGCTGGATGGTCTACACCACTCGTTTCCTCAATAGCAAGATTCACCATTTTACGGGTACGGGGTTTTGACATTTATGCTCCTAACAAACTAGAGGAGAGTCTTTTAGCATAGGGCTAATAAAACTAACCTCGGGTCTTGACAGATGAAGAATACCATAAGTGTAATTCGAGCCTTTTATTGGTTTGCTAGAACCCTTGTCTTAGCCAAGGCTTCAATCAAATTTGGAGATACCCACATTGAAAAAGGATTCTCGTTAGCCCAAAAACGAGCCAATCTAAAGTGATAATCAATTTGGTCAATCTTTGTCCATACAAAAAATGCTTGGGAATCGTTAGGTAGATTTACTTGAATTCCAGCATACCCAGGCGGGGTTGAAACTCGATAAGCAGTAATGCCCATGGATTTGAGAACCTTGATGGTGTCTTCAATAATGTCGGACATACTCAACCTTATTTCTTTTTTCTTGGATAATCCATTGTATCCATCCACTTTGGGTCGTCTGCATCTAACTCTTCAAATTCTTCTTCGGAGTCGTCTCGATAAGGTACAAAATTTTGTTTAGGATTTTTTGGTTCTGAAGAATCTTCTCCCTCAGAATCATCACCATTTCGCCAGTCACCATGACTTGATTGGTCATGGTCACCATGCTTCTCAAGAACTACTTTTTTTTTAGTGTAGAAACCTTATGTCCAACTTTTGTATCAGTTGGTTTTCCATCTCGGTATAAAACAATTAGCGCCGCAGGGTCATCTTCTGAACCTTCAATTTCAAATGATGAATCAGGAACATTGATTTTTCCTGAGCGTTCAATTCGTAATACTTTTCCTTCAGCACTTCCACCTGAAGAATTCCAAGTTACTTTATCTCCAACGGAAATGCTCTTATGAAACTCAACTAACTTTTCTTCAACCGCTTTATTGATAGTATTTCCAAGACGGCGCATAGCCTCCATAACCATAGACTTTGCATAGCCACTAAGCCCCTTAAAGCCAAACTTGCGGACATCCTCTTCAATCATTTTGAATTCGTCTTCATCCATACCAGCCAAAGGTCCTTTGCGTAATTCTCGTAACATTCGAAGGTCTTTTTTCATACAGTCTCTTCTTTCTTTGGCTTTTTCCTTGAAGGGGACATAATTGTATCAATATGAACATCGGACACAGTTGGGTCGTTCTTTTCTAAGTCTATATCAA